CCATCCATGAGGGTCTCATTTCATCGTCTGCTACAAATCGTTTGAGAATTTGAATAAACACATCTGTCAAAGGTTCTTTTTTAAAGACATCTATTGTTTTCATTTTTATAAGTATTAGTAAATATTACTTTCTCCTATCTGGTGACTTTTCATCGAATATAAACAGGTTAAACATTTCCCGCATTCGAGACCTGATCCGCAAACCATAAAACGCTTCAACCTCATCAGGGGTTAGATTTGTGGTTATGTGTGTGTAGTTGTACGGATGCCTATAATAACACTCTTGTAAAATTTCGGCCATAATATTGACCTTGTCTCCGTAGTGCTTTCGCTCCTCTTCAGTTCCAATGTCATCGTAACATCTGCCCCTTATAACTTGACCGAATTGGTTTTCACTTGTTTTAATTAGGTCGGTGAAAATTGAAACGACCTCAAAACCTTGTGATTGATAAGCGTATGAAATTTGGCTGGAACTAACTATACCATAAGACAAATATTGATTTTGTGCAAAGGCTTGCATTATCATTGTTTTGCCAACTCCAACACCTCCCATCAAAGCGATCCCCTTGTTCAAATCAATACCGTATTTTTCTGCCTGATCCGATTCGGTGAAATACAGACAAAGTTTTTTTATTAAGCCGATATTGTATTGGTCAATTACAAACTCTTTTTTGTGCTTTTTGTTCTTGTTTTCGGCTTCAATCAATACCGATACCCGGTCTTTAAAAACTTGGTATAGTTGCTCCGGTGTGTATGTAACGTATTCCGGTGTCGTGTTCACAAATCCCCAATATTCCTTTTCTTTTAACTTGAAATATTTTGTTTTTCTGGCTTTTAAAATGAATGTTTCAAGTTGCAATTGATCCGCAATTGCATTTAATAAAGGGTCTGCATACATACTAGCCTTTTGCAATTCAAATTCTTTGACACACACGGCCATTTCTTCATCGGTCAACTCCGGCCAATCCTTAGAATTTTGCACCGTTATATTTTCCTGAAAACGTTTTGGTATAAGTTTTTGTAGAGGTTCCATTATTTGTTGAGTTTAAAAATTTTTGCAATTTGTCTGAGCGTGTTATAAATTCTGGTGTCAAGTATTGAGGGTTCTCAATGTGATATTTATCAGTTGAACAATTTTTGATAGCCGTTTCAAAGTCGGCCACGGTAAAACCTTCTTTTATTCTTGCTTTTATTTGTCTCTTTGTTTTTTCGTCTAAAACTTTAAATTGACGGCTTGCCGTTTCGTTGAATAATTTCAAAAAATCAAAATCAATTTTTGCATCTTTATTTACAAATTCATTTTCATTTTCATTTTCATTTTCCATATGGGAGGTCATATGACCATCATTATTATTTGATTTTTTTGTGTATTGATTTTTACCTAATAGATTGTTATGTCTACTTTTAGTAAAGTTTGACCGTTTTTCTTTTTCTTCATCTAACCGAATATTATAATATTTACCTTGCTCATCAATCACAAACTTGTCCTTAATGTTATCCCATAATTGACCAACCATATGACCTATCATATGTGAGGTCATATGACCTCTATTAAATTGAAGGCAAAGTAATTCTATGTAAGCCCCTTTTTCTTCAAAAGTCATTCCCATAGTTCCACCTAAGTAGTCATTAGGATAAAATAAAAATGCTGGGTCTTTTGCCATTATAGTAAATTAAAATGCCTACGAAATAAAAAATCCGGTGCAAACGAAAGGCTAACCCCCACCATGCAGGGCAATCATTTGCAACCGGACTTATGTTTTTATTCATGGTTTTAGAATATGTTAGCGGGACAAATATACAAAACTTTTATCATGTTTCGACATCTAAGTGAAAATTTATTTAAACCACTGATCTGAAATTGCAGCGGCTATTCCCGGGTAAGTTTTTGAACGTAATTTTTGACGGTCTTTTGATGGCGGCATTTTCCAAATTCTATTTTCTCTACCTTCAACAATGTTTATAGGTTTTAATTCAGGTAAATTTTTAAGCCAAAGCCATGTTTCTTTTGTTTCACCGTGCCCAAATTGCCAAGGGTGAATAGTTTGGCTTCTTTTTCCAATGTATTTTTGCATTATTGTTTTTGGCTGTTCCAGGGCCACCTTGTAGCAAACTTTACAGGCCTCATCCCAGGCGTTTTTACAAAGCTCAATTCCTTCTGTTCTTAACGGGCTATCCCAGTACCACCTATTCCCACATAAAGCCGTGTATGTGCAGGGAGGGTGCAATATAATACCGCCCCATTTTTTCAAATGTAAAGCCTTAAAAATATCCATTTGCAAATGCCATTCAGGATGGCCACCTGAACAAGGCTGTAAATCACAACTATAGGCTTCAATTCCTTTCGCTCTTAACTCTATTGTAATTGTTTGGCTTTCTTCAAATCCGACCAAAACAAATATTTTATTCTCCATCTTCATCCAGTTTAAAATAATTACACGGATACACATTTTCAAAAGCAACCCCAGCAGTCCTCCCGTTGTGCATCACACGAACGTAGGTATCAGAAACTCTGACAATCCGGGCTTTATAAGTTGTTTGACCGTCCGAAATAACGACCGTCTGGCCGCTATTTAGATTCTGTCTAAAGTTTTTAAGTTCGCTTTTTTCCTTAGCAAACCATAAAAGAAATAAATACACCAGTGCTGCTAAACAGGCTACTGATAAAATGATGTCGAATGTTGTCATGTTATTGATTTTAAAAAAGTGATGGGTACATATTTGATATTTCTGTTTTTGCGAATCCGTGCTCTTTTATTTCATCATTCCTTAATTTGTTTTTATCAATCCATTTTTTTGCATCATTATAAAAGCCCTTCTTTATTTCAAAACCATAGGATTTTCTATTCAAATTATCAGCAGCGACTAAACTAGATCCACTTCCCGCAACCGGATCAATTACAACATCTCCCTCATCCGTAAAAATAGATATAATAGTTTCAAGTAATTTAACTGGTTTTTGTGTCGGGTGTATTTTTTCGCTTTCGTTGTCACGAGGCCAGTCAATGCAATTAAATATCATTTTACCGTTGTTGCGAAATTTGGGAAGCCTTTCACGGTAAAGAACTAATCCGTATTCACAATTCCCTACTATTTTCATATTTGCTTTTAAAACCTGTGCAGAGAAGTTTTTACGGAAAACAAGGTTTATATAATTATTCAATCCATATCTTTTAGCCAGTTCGATAAAATACATTTGCTGGTCAAATGCACAAAACAAAACCATACAGGGTGCATCCCCTTTTTGCCTTGCTTCACCTTCAACCTTAATCGTTTTCTTTTCTGGCTTTAACATTGTACTACAGAAGTGCATAAATTCAGCAGGCCTAAAATCGGTATCAGTATCGAAAAAAGTTGTTCCGGCTAGATTGCTTTCCCCGTTTTTATTGTCACCGTCTTTATACCATGCAGGATTAGAAGCATAGGCATTATTCCCTAAATTATACGGAACGTCTGCAATTATCAATTGTGCTTTTGGTATTTGATATACTTTAAAGTTCTGGAAATGGTCATGTATTAACATAATATTCAATTAAAAAAAGCCCGGCTTTCGGTGATGCAGCACCTACTCGCCAAGCTTATAATTTTTTTTATCCCTGCATGGATTTGATTGTAAATATACACTATTCAATTTTATTAATGTGTTTTTAATCATTTAATATTTTGTAAACGGATACTAGTGTTTATCTATATCCGTTTTTAAACGGTTAATAAAACAGATAACATACTGATAAACAATATTTTAAAAAAGGTGTGTTTATCCACTCGTTAGCTGCAAGCCGTTTTTTTAGATGATTTGGTACCGTAGCCTCACTTTAGTCAGCCACGGCCTTAGTGTTTTTAGTTCCAAGGCCGGACAGCTAACAAGCAATATACCCAAAAAAATGTTTTGGAAGTGTTGGTAATTCATCTATAAAAAACTGCTAACCTTATAATTTTCAGGATATAATTTAAACGTGTGAACTTTTTTTGACCTTTCTTCAATGTATTCCATTTCGCCAGTTTTTACGCATATAATATCCTTTCTTCTTCTTTTATCTTTAAAAAAGTCACTTCTGAACTTATATCCGATTTTTAAATCAGTGAAAAGTATTTCTTTGTATTTCCTTTCTGAAAAATGATTCCAATAAGCCATGATTTTCGTTTTTTTAGTTTTTATAGTTAACATTTTTCTGTGCATATTGCAACGCGTTAGCAACCATGTTTAAGAAAACCTGAATATCGAAGTTCTCCAAAGTTGCCAGAGCAAAACGGCTCACCATCTACATAATAACCAAATCGAACATCTCCGTTAGTATTTGATAGTGCGAACCGTATAAAATCACCGTAAGCGAGATATGCCACTTTCTCATTCACATAGGAACTAAAAATAACACGGTTGCTAACAGCACCTAAAAAACAGGCGGGGTTAGTTGCTTCGTTGACAGTTTCAAATAAGTTCAATTGTTCGTTCATTTTATTAAGTTTTGTGGGTAGTTTCCCGCCCGATTTTTAGCTGCGGCACGTTATGTCCAACCCGCCTATTTTTAGCAAATGAGAGGCGTATCCTTGCGTTAGTCAGGCACGCCTTTAGAAGTTTTAGAGCGGCAGGGATGGAAACATAACAACGGCTAATAAACAATTAAGTTTTTAGAGGTTTTAGTCTGAGTTCACAGACATAATTCAATATCTCCTCAAATGTTAGGTTATTTATTGGCTCATAATATTCATCGATATTATCAGAATATTCTGATCTGATATATTCATGAAAATCACTCGAAGTTACCCCATCCTCACAGTCAGAAAACATATCTAGTTTACTCGCTATTTTTCTGCACCTAATATGGTTTTTCCATGTGTAAATACACCCCTCATTTTTTATCACGCTATTCTCATAAATTTCTTTAACTTGAATTTCAAGATTGCACCAATTGCATTTATGCGGCTTTCGTGCTTTTACCTGACAATTTTTTAGTAGTTCCATTTTTTGATGATTTGGTTTAAAATTAGTTAAACTTAACTGTTCATAGCCCAAACGTTACCGCCAATATTAAGAAAGGCGTTCGTACTCTTTTTGAAGTTCCCTAAGTTCTTTGGCTTTTGCTTCCAGTTCAACTTTCATTGATTTCTGATGTTCGTAGGTTAATGTAGTTGCGTAATATTCGCACTCATCAGCCTTTTTGCGAAGTCTGTTCACTTCCCGTTTAATTTCTTGCTTAGTCATTGACATATAGTTAATATTTAAGTGTTTAATAAAATACTGGCGGTAACACGTGCTATATTTCAGTTTGCCAGTAAACTTTATCGGTAGGCTTGACAATTTCTGCAAGGCAAACCGAAAACATACAACCATTCGTTAGCTGCAATCCGTTCACCTCTTCAATTTATTATACACCTCCAAAATCTCACAAAGCTTCTCAGGACAAACCCGGTTAACGGCCCGCATCCAAGCCTGGGTTTTGGTCAAAAGTGGCTCATGCACACTGTAAATATACAAAGAATACCCGCCCAAAGTACCTATTATTTTCAGCTTTCCTTCCAGTTCTAGGTCAGAAATACGCTTTTTAACGGTCTCGTAGTCGTACCAAAGTCGGTACTCAATATCTCTCACCGTGAAAGGTTTCCCCGTCTGTTTGAAGTAATTCAGGATGTGATTTTTCACACTTACCCGGTGTTGTTCACCTTTGATGTAGGATGCTTTACTTGCTTCTGTCATTTTTGTAGGTTTTAAAAAGGTGATTTATTAAAGCCAATTTCAATACCCGAATCTGCCACGTGAGTAGTTTTTCCCGTTAGGCTTTCAATAGTCTCTTTGAACAATTTAGCGTCTGAATTTCCGGTACTCAAATGAATCAAAACGATATTATTAACGCTGCTTAAGTCGTTGCTGTTTAGAAAATCTATTGTAGTTTCAAGGCTCATGTGTGACCGTAAAACCCGGTCATAATATGATTTATCGATTGAACCGTGCCATATCTTTTCCTCTATGATAGCACTTGAGTAATTTGCTTCAATTACAATCTGGTTCAAGCCTCTGAAACGTGCCGGGCTGTAATGGGTGTCTGTGATAAAAACAAACTTTCCACATTCCGGGTGATCGATTAAATACCCGTGGCATACAACATCGTGAACTACCCTGAACGGAAGCACTTTAAACAATCCAACAGAGAAAGAAGCCCGCTCATTTACAGGTATGAAATTATGATGAACTATCCCCGTTTCGTTTATTGTTTCAGGAGCCGCACAAACTTTTACCCCTTCTTTCAAATATTCACCTACACGACCGGAATGGTCATTGTGGGAGTGGGTGACCAATGCACCCACTATTTTACCCACTTTAAAACCAATGGCCTTTTTCACGTCCGAAAATTTACACCCTGTTTCAATTATAAGGACCTCACCTTCTGTTTCAAAAACGTACCCGTTTCCGGATGAACTACTGCCAATTACTTTCAGTTTCATTAGAAGCCTGGTTTTTCTGGTTCTGGTTCTTTTTCCTGTTCTGGTTCGGTGGCTTTTACTTCTTGTTCATTTAGTTTGCTTTGTGTTTTTGGCACTTCTTCAAAATCAACCTCCTGAGTATTTGAGTTAAGATCAATTATTCTTTGTGGATCAGTAGCGTTTTCCATCTCTCTTTCAGTCTTTAACATTTCCATTAAATCATCATCAATCTTTTCGCTGTCGATTGAAATTGAGTTATATGCCGCCCTGCATAGTGTTTTGTAAACCATTTCGTCAAACCACCCATCAATTGTAACCGTGCCTTGTTTTTTCTTGTCTACCCAAACATCTTTTTCCCCACCCCAAAATTCAGCACTGGCATATTTTGGTTTACGTTTCTCGATCTGTTTAATGTTCATGGCGACAACCCTGTTTTTCCATGATTGTTTTTCATACTCAAAATAGTAAAATCCGCCGATTATCGTTCCACGATCGAAAGGAGACTTTACAATGAACTCATAAGATTCAGTGTTATGGTCTTTATCTTTTTTCTGAACCTTAAAAATATCGTTTGAGTAAACAACCTCAATTACAACATGATCAGGGACATCGTATCCATATTTACGGGCCTTTAACTCAATTCCAACATAACCCTCCATGAAGGTAATATCATACCTTCCAGTGTTATTGTTTTTGTAAGGGATTACGTTAATATGATTTTTAACGGCGGGATCAAATCCTATTCTGGAACAGGCCACAACATTAATTGCCAACTGGTCCATGTTAACATTTTGCCACGTTACAGGGACTGCATCCCCATCCCGTTTTTTTGCCCTTGAAATTTCGGCGGTTTTCAAGGCCATATCCGTTGCGATAAAATAGTTTTGGATAAGCCGCTTCTGCCTTAAAGTTAATTCAAGTTGTGTAGCAAGTCCTGAATTAAAGTGTTTTACAACCGTTGCCGTAAATCTTTCGGCATGAGTTATTTCAGTTTTCTGAATTTGGGTGTTCTTTTCCATTTTTTTAAGAGTTAAGAATTAATGATTTATCTTTTGTTACGATTAATTTTATTAGTTGTGATTTTGTTTCAGTCAGAACATTAACAGCCTCTGCATTGTCTACCCATATCGGGGCGGTTAGTTTAAGGTGGTCGGAGAAAGTATTGATAATGTCAATACCAGCATTAATTTTCCCGGCATGATTTGCGTCCGAATATGGAACCCCGTTGATCAAAGTTTCACAGGTCGATTTTTCGCCTCCGTTAATTTGCTTGTCAAACATTCTAAAAGTGACAAGTTTAAACATACTGTTTACAGATTTTTCAATCATGTTAATCCGGTTATTTTGATAACGGTCGATCACAAACTCAAATTTTTCAAGGTCTGCTAGTTGTAAAGATAGGTTTTTTTCCTGATCCCGCAACTCATTTAAACGTTTAACTTTCAACAAGTTTGAGGCCTCGATACTTTTAAACCGTTCAAGTGCTGCAATTATTTCACCCCGTTTTTGCTCGAGTTCAATGGAGGCTTTATCATCCGGGACAGAAACAATAGTTTTCTCAACCTCCTTTAATTCTGCCTCTAATTTTTTCAATTCCGGGTCTGAGTTAAGAATGTCGGCTATTGGGGTCACGTCCTCTTTACTGGATTCAATCACTCCAATTTCCTTGTTGATTTTTAAAATTGATCCCTTTAAAATATCAACCTCTTTTGACTTTTCATCAATTGATTTTTTGATAGATTTAATCCTTTCGGCATTTCCTGTTCCAAGGTCAGTTATCGACTTCATCCGGGCCAATTTTTCTTTGTTGAAGTTCTGCGAAAGTTCAATTTTACGCTCTTCAACATTCGGTAAATCCTGTAAACAGGTAGGGCATTTTAACTCAGTTGTCAGGACAAATTTATCATTGTTGACCGTGTGCCAGTCCTCACGAAGTTTTTCGATCTTTACTTCAATGACCTTTATATTTTCGGCAAACTCCTTAATTTCCTTTTCAAGAAAATCTTTTTTGTTGTTTACGCTCGAAAATTGGCGCATCAAATCTGTGATCTTTTCAGTTGTTTGGCTTTTCTTGTCGCCGTTTGCCTTTGTCAAAATTGAAGTCCTGTCAGAAATAGCACTTTCAATCATGGAGGCTTTTCTTCTACGATCCTGAATTAGTTTTTTTTGCTGCTCGTATGATTCCCGAACGCTGGTTAATTCGGTGTCGATTTTTAAAAGTGATTCGTTTAATTCTGTAGGGTTAATTTCTTCTCCTTCGCCTGAGTTCATTCGGCTAACCTCGTCAATTCTCCCCGGAATGGATTCAAGGTCTTTTTTAATGAGTTTCTTTTTTGCTGAATACTCTTTTTTAAAGTCCTGATCCGTCTTTTTCTGAACCCTCATCATTTCAACCATGTCGATCAATTCCTGATCCGCTCCGGCGATTTGGATTTGAGTAACATCAGGGGCAATTGACGTCAATAGTTCCCGGCGTTCCTGCCACTTCATTTGTTGATTGAAATATGAAGGGTTCGTGACAAGTTTGAAATTGCTCTCAAGGATTATTTCAGATATTTTGGTTTGATATTCCCCGGCCTGCATGGGCACATCGTTAATGTAAAATGTTGTTTCGTGCCCGGTAAAGTCGGTATCTGAACTTCCCCTTCTGGTTACCCACTTCTCTTTTAGTATCCGGCGTATTTTCATTTCTTGGCCATCTACGTCAATCAGTCCCTCTACTTCATGTTCAAGTTTGTGGATTGGTGACCCGTCTGGATTTAAGGTTTTAACCTCAAAATTCTGTCTGTCTTGACTGTCTTTCCCGAATAGCAACCACGTGAAGGCATCGAAAACGGTAGTCTTTCCGGTTCCGTTGTCGCCTGAAATACTGGTATTTTCGTTAAATTCAAACTCAAAGTTCTTTATTCCTTTGAAGTTTCTCAATGTTAACTTTTTTAATGTAATTTTCATAGGTTTAGTTTTAAAGGTATTTATCATATAATGATTTTACAAATTTCTGTTCCTGCAACAACTGGAATAACAAAGCCAGTTCCTCGTTTTTATCCAGTTCACTAACTTTGTGAGTAGACAGAAATATCCGCATTTCCCGATCGTAAGGGATTAAGCCTAACCAATAGTCCCCGTTTGTGTCCGGGAACTCCTGAATAAGTATTTTAACCTGGTCTGCGGTTAATTTCGTCCTCCCTGATAGGAGGTTTTGAAAATTAGCTTTCTGTTGCTTAGGGGTGTTCCCCGGCCACAAAACAGCGGCAATATAATCCTTTGTTGTGGGTTCGCTGTGAAGTTGTTGGTGAACTTCGATAGCGTTTTCGATTCTTTTTTTCATGGTGAGATTTTTAAAACTGATAATGAAATTTTTTGTAGATCGACTGTAGTACATCGTACTGTTTTCTTGAAAGTTTCTTCAAATCGTATTTGTCATAATCTTTTATTGATTCAACAAATGATGTCTCAAAACTGTTTAGTTTCCCTGCTTCGAGTGCTTTAACAGCGATGTCTAGATTAATTTCTCCGTTTGTCATGATTTCTATTTTTTATCGATTAATTACACTACAAAGATACAATAATTTTGAAGCTGTGTCAATTAAATTAGTATGAAATAAATCATATTCTGGTTATTTATATCGAATACAAATAAAAAACCCCCAGCAATTTAGCTGAGGGTTTTCTGTACCGGGCGGTTCCGGTCGCTTCTGATAAAAAATGTGTAGCGGAGGTAGGTATCGAACCTACGACCTTTGGGATATGAGCCCAACGAGATGCCGCTTCTCCACTCCGCAGCAACAAATATACAACCTTATTATACTCTTGTCAATATGATATAAATCATAAAAAAATCCCTCACACCGGGCGGCATAAGGGATCGCATTTCAGTTTATAATTAAATACCCCAGAACCGGGGTAGCCAAAGGAGGGTAACTATCTTCCAATCTTTTTAGTGACCTTTATATTTTCTGCTTGGGTTATGATGCTATTCGGGTTCATCGACTTAATCGAAGCACCCCACTTTTTACGCTCAAACCACCGCCATAAAAAGAACTCTGAATTTTTAAACCAATGAACAATAACGATAACCTCATCCCGGCTCACATATTCGAGCACCTCAATCTCGTTTGGTTTGACCGATAAAGAAACATCTAACCATTTTGTTTTTACGCTTGCAATTCTGGTGATAGTATCCTTTGCCCTGATTATCGTAGTATCATGAATCGGTATCAATACCGAATCAATCCGGGTTTCTGTTTTGACTGAAAGTAACTGCTCAAGTTGTCTTTTCTTTACCTTTAGATTGAGAGCTTCATTATACAGCGCTCCGTTCTGTTTGCGAAGCTCTGACAACGTTAATTGCGTCTCTTGTAGCTTCACTGCCTGTTGGCCTGTCACGTCCTCAAAACGGCTTATTTCGCCTTGAGTGTTCAGGTAGTTTTGTTCGTGTCGGTTGCTGATCTTAATTTGACGGTTATAAAGATACCAGCCGACTGATCCGGCTGACAAAAGTAGAATGATAATTGCAATTAAAATTAGGTTTAGTTTCATGGCTTTAATGTTACGGGATTCTTTTGTTTTACGACAAACCAGATTTTTACTTCATCCTTTTTTTTGTCTAAAAACTTATTCTTTTCCCTGATTTTTTTATTGATTCTGTCGGTTCTATGATTCCTTTCGGCTACTTTTCTATGCATTTCAATATCATCCTGATTAAGTACTTCTTTTTCGTAGGGTATAAATTTAGACTTACACCCGTTTATTATGTAATAACCAAGGATGAAAGCCCTGTTTATCATAACCAAATTATTAAATAGATACTCCCTAAAATAAGGGCTATCCCTAAGTATTGTGCAACGATCCGGCCACGGTTAGAAAATAAGCGGGGCTTCCAGAATTTGAAATGGATGAACAAAAAGTTAAAAGCAACCTCCGATTTTGTTGTAGCATCCAAGTTAGCAGCATCTTTCAGCCCCGCTGTTACTCCACGCTGAAAATGTAAAGAAGCGGCTAAGATCGTCCCTAAAGTAAACAATAATGCACTCCCGGCATGAAGTGCATATTGCAGAAACTCAGTTGAATAATCCAGAACCCGGTTAACTGAAAGCATAAACAAAAATATACCTACGCTTTGAACCCACCAAGCCGGGGTTTCGATGTAGTGCATATTTCCAATTTCTTCTTTTAAAAATGGAGGTAATGGGTCATCATTTTTGTGGTAAAAACCTCCCAATTTCCGCCCGCTTAGAATCGTTCTAAATACAAACATTGCCGCAGCGATGGCAAAATAGATTGATAGTTCAACTTTCAGATCAATGTACGGCCATACCTGATAAGCGATTGTAATAACGATCGCAGCCAGTAAGGCAAATATCCAGTACTTCCAAACAAATAATAAAATCTTTTTCATATTATTTTCTTCTAAAGTAAAACGTAACTGCGGAACTTCCCCACCCCAAAACAATACCTATACCCATCGCTAAGGTTGCCTTATTCGCAGCAGGTATAGGGTAAAAGTACAAAGGAATCAAAGCAAGAATACCAATAATTAAAAGTACGCTGCCAAACCAGAATAATCTTTTTGAATCGGTGGCGTTACCATAAAACATTCATTCAAAATTTAGTAGAGCCATATCGCATTTGGTTTTGTCGGGTCTAAATCAGCGTGAATAAATCCTTCTGCAAGACCTATTCTCTGAAAACCAGCAACAATTAACCCATAGATAATTTTTTCACGCGATCCAGGATCATCACAATCAATATCAACTGCCCATCCTCCCAAGTGTGAGGACGTGGGAGATCCGTGTATTTTCTTATTGTGCTTTTTTGTTCGATAACCTGAATTAATTTTAAAAGGTACGTTGGCAGACCCACGAGCCATGTCGAGTTTATCCAACACGTGCTTTTTCATTTTTGATCCTGAACCTGGCTCATCTGGTGAATCAAATTCTTCAATGTCGAAATAAATCATAAGTCTTTAAGTTTAAAGTTATGTGTAAAGATTTGCTGTTGTATGGATAGGCTCATGTTGTTATTATTAAGTCCATAACTCCTGAACCCTTAACCAATTTGGTTCACCTTTGATTGTGTACCCGTGCCGGAATATTAACGCTCCACGTAGGTAGGCAGACAAATGTTTCTTTTGCATTCGTCTTTCATCTTTGGTAGAAAACTCACCGCCCATTACGAAGTTCCCAAGTTTGCCTCCAAAACTTCTTTTTAACTTTTTTTCCATATTTAGGTTTATTAATTAGACCTACAAATATAACCCGAATCACTCCCTGATTGTTAAATTAAACGTTTAATATAGTATGACATAAATCATAGTTTAAAATATGATATAAATCATATTATTTCCTTTTCAACCTCTTTTCCTTTAGATCGATTCTAATCTTTTCAATCTGGTAAAACAGAAAAACCAGAGTAGCCATACCGATTATTAAAGCAAGTAAACTATTGGCAAGTCCAAGATGAGAATTCATTGTATCCTCAAAAGTTGGGTTCTGCTTAATGTTTATGAGAGTTGCAAGTGTTCCGAAAGTAGCCCCTGATACAAGCCGGATTATTTCATTAATCATCATCACGTTTTTTGTAAAGGTACTACAATTTATTTTCTTCTAAATCAATTCTTTTACTTTGATTCTCAATAACGGTGGCTTTGTTCTCGCTATCGTTCTGAATTAGTTTAGGTGTGAACGATGCAGTTAACAGCGTGACTGTCAAAACAATGTCAACCTCTGAGTGTATTACCTGCCATCCTATCACAAAAAATGAGAATAACAAAGTTAGCAACATTTGCAGCCGGATTGAGCTCTTCGTTCCGGGGCTTGATTCAAAAAATCCTGTTTTCATGATTTTAAATTTAAAGGGTGGTTATTCTGTAAGTTATATAAATATTCATAGTTTTAATATTTCAACTGAACTTGTTATTGAACTAAATGAATAATTTGGCGAGGCAACAGAAGGGGCACAATAGATATAAATTATCTGGTCTATTGTTGTATTAATTGTTTCAGCAGCGGATTGTGTTAATGGGATTACCGTAGCAAATGCTGAACCTCTTATTTCGATCAATCCATTACCTCCTAAAATAACGGTTCCTGTTGATCCAATTGACCTAACTACTAAGTCAATATTAAACTCAAATGAATAGTCGGTTGACCCATCTAAAAATTGTGGTGATCCAGATACAAATGATACTGTATTTAATTTAATATTAACCGTTGCGGTAGCATTTGTTCCCGTTGTATTACTCCATAAACCGGACATTGTCACCCTAATAATATCACCAACTCTTAGAGTATTCCCCGGTATAGTTGTGCTTCCAACCCCTGAACCAAATAGATTTGTTGAGGTAGTTGTGTTAATTATTGTTTTTGTGTCCGTTTGTGAAAATTTTAATGGACTTGAAATTACAATACTATTTATATCAGTTCTAAGGTCTTGTAACGTGTCTAAATGCACGGCAATTGAATCATAAAGCGGTGTTAAATCAATAGCGTTTATATCAATCCTATGCTGTTGAAGCGTATCTAAGTGAATAGCCGCTGTATCAAATAAGGCATTTATATCAATACGGTGCTGTTCCAATGTGTCCAAGTGAACAGCAAGAGAATCATATATTCTTGCTGTATCAACAGTTTGACCTACTGCACTAGACGCAATCCAGTTTGTCCCGGTTCCTATTGAGCTTAGTATTTGCCCGCTTGTTCCGGGGTCGCCTGAACTGTCGTAGTATGAGCTATCAACGTGAATGCTTTTATAAAAGTAGGCTTGTCCGTTCTTTAATACGGTTAGGGCGTTGGCTCTTGCTTCATCGACTGTGCCTATTCCAATCTCAAACAGGGGATCGGTAGCTACCCAGGAATCAGCAGTTCCACCTCCTATATTATATCTACCAATAACAAATGATTCTAAACTTTCTGCTTTTGTACCTGCCCCAAAGGAAGAAGAAGTATTTCCGCTTGCTGTTGTAATAGCTCCAGTTGATAGTGATGCGGCACCACTTGATATATTTCCATTTCCTATAGATGTTGAATTTCTACCACTTGCTTTTGAATCCCTACCAACAGCAAAGCTATTGTTACCTATATTAGCGTCATCCCATTGCGTATCATCCACACTCCCAGCCCTAAATGCCTCCTTTTCAGGAATCCACATCAACCGAGTACCTGCCCCGCTTGCTGGTGTTGTCCCGGTTGTCCCTGTCAACAAAAGAGAACCATCCGTCAAAGTAAGCAATCCACTTGTTCTGGTTAGGTTTGCATCGCTTGTAAGCCCATCGCTTGTAGCGTTTCCGTAGGCTACTTGGGTGGTTGGGATAGATACCGCTGCTGTTATGTCAGTTGTAAATGCAAACTGTTTCCTCTCTACTCCCGTAGTGATAGTACCATACCAAGCGTTGTTTAAAAACTCAACCGCCCCTGCTTCAGGCGTAGTAAGTAATGTTCCACTTGTAAGTTTCAAAGGTGCATAAGAAGCTGTTCCTGCTTTTAAGTGAAGGACTGCTGTTGGGGTGGTAGTCCCGATGCCGACGTTGCCAGAATTTTTAATAATCATTGCGTCTCTTTGGCCTACATGGAAAAGCAAATCATTATCATTAAAGACATTTCTTCTAAATGCCCTTAAATATGTTGTAGGAGATGCATCAGTAATAGTTAAAGTAAAACCGATGTCCGCATATGTATCTGCAACCGCGCTATTTCTTTTGATAACAATTCCTTCTCCATCTGAATTAGCATTAACTGTTAATTTTTTATATGGATTCGTCGTCCCGATGCCGAAACGCTTGTTACTGTCATCCCACATCATTTCACTAGTCTCTGTATGCACCCACTTTGCAGCAGTTGCATCCCAGAAGGCTAGTTGGCCTTGGGCGGTTCCTGGTTCCCCGTACATGAACGCCGTTTTATTCAAAAGCTGATAATCTGAATTCAGAATGTAATTTGATAAAGCGGAATCACCCTTTAACCCTGATAATTTCTTAACCGAATAAACCAGATTTGTCGATTCAATCAGGATAAAACTACCGAACGGAATAGGCGATCCGAAAACAGTTGTAGGTAGTGCCTTTCGGATTATTGTAACCTGCCCGCTTAAAAATACGGGCAGTAGTAATAAAATCAGGAGTAATTTTTTCATCTTAATAGGTGTATGAAACAGTTATGCGATCGTATTTGTAAACAGGAATCGAAACGGTTATTTTATCAGTTGCAGCCGTGTATTGTGAGGCGGTCAATTCGTAACCATTTAACGAAACAGTGATCCCTGTTTCTGCTCCTCCGTCAATAATCGGTGTGTGCGCCAGCGTCTTTTCAATATCACTACTTCCAGTAGTTGCCACCTCCCAGCTTTCAGTAAAATAAGCACGTGCGGAAACTGTCGAGGCTAGAGTAAACCCGCTTGTACCGTCCTCTGTGATTGTCAATCCAGTTCCAGCCGTGATAGTAATATCAGTACTTCCAGAAGTGTTTGAGTGCAAAACAGAAGTAGAGGCAGACCCGGCTGCAATAGTTAGTTGACCTTCATTTGTTATGTCTCCATCCACTTCCGTGCCTGTGATAGTGATACCCTTACCTGATACAGAAACGACATTTATTCCAGCCCCGGTAATTCCGACCGTGTCCGCAGCCGTCCCTCCGATTGTCATGTGAGCGTTATTAATATCACCAGCAACGGTTAAAATCTGGTCACCTGTATTCGACCCGGTTGATTTAATGTGCAAATCTACTGCATATTCAGCCAAAGCCGTTGTTAAATTTAATGTCGAAATACAAGGTTTCGTAACGTCCCATGTGGTGCTATCAGCCGCACACCAGACGGTTGACCCAACAGGTAAATTCTGCCCAAAGGCAGTCGTGAGAGTTGCAACCCTGAACTGAGTAGAAGGAGTTGCCTGTGAGAATCCGGCAAATGAAGCCAGAATCAAAGCGAAAATTAAAATTGATTTTTTCATTGTTTTAAAATTAGTTGATCGTATTTGTAAGTAAGTAAACTAATATTCAGGGTCGTTGTTCCTTCGCCTGACCAAAGCGTTTTTTTTATAGCTGAACCGTTGAAAATTACGGTAGTTTTTGAAGTTAAAGTGAAAGGTATTGCTATGTTGTTTTCTGCATCTGTTGTGATTTCGTACTCAAAATAATTACCATTAATAGAATCATTTGTCCAGTTTGTTCCAGTTCCTGTGGTGATTAATACTTGACCAGTTACTCCTATATCTCCTGAGCTATCGTAGAAGCCACCATCAACATGAATATCTTTACTCACATATACTTGCCCCGTTGCCGCTATTTCAAATTCTTTAGTAATGTCCCCTGCCGGGAAAAAATGCAATGATTCACCATTAGCCGGGGCGTCCATCCCCGTGATTTGAAATATAGGTACTTCGGTTGGGCTATTAATAGTAAAACTATCCTCTGGCACGAATTCCATATAAGAGCCGGCTCCCACCTGGTCTCCAACAACAAAGTTTTTTAAAACACCTACACGTCCATTATTCAAAATAGTTATCGCCTCGATTGCCCCGTTATTCCCAACCAGAAAGTGCATATCAGCACCCGTAGCGCCAACCCCGGATGTAGTTTTAAATGATAAATCTGCCGTTGTGGTAGTGCCTCCGGTTAGCGTTTGCCCTGATGTGCGACCAGCAAGAAGCGCATATTGAGAATGGTCGTCATCCGCTAATCCTGATAGTGCCCCGTGGTCGGTTATTGCGGCGGCTTCGATAGCGTTTATATCAATCCTATGCTGTTGCAAGGTGTCTAAATGCCTAGCAAGTGAATCATATAAAGCCGTTGCATCAAACACTGATCCGGTTATGGAATCGAGAATTTGCCAGAAAGGAACAGCGTCATATAAATCAGTCGCTGTATCTAATTTCGTTATCCGGCTGGTGTCCATGTCCATAGTGTTCATGAAGTAGGATTTCCCGTTTTTTGTGAATTTTACAGCGTTGGCTTTATTACTTGCGTTTACTCCTATCCCGATCTCAAAAATAGGGTCTGTTTCTACCCATGAACCCGCCGTGCCTCCCCCTATGTTGTAGCGGCCTAGTGCTGTTGATGCATAACTTTCCGCTTTAGTATGTTGATTAAAAGCAACGGTAAAATTACCACTTGCAATTGTTGCGTCACCACCTGCCAATGAGCCTGTTCCACTTGATATATTCTCATTTCCAAACGTAAATGATTGAGCTCCTGATGATTTACAGAATAAACCAAACGATACTGAATTATTGCCTACATTTATATCATCCCATTCAGTCTCTTCTACTGTACCCGCCCTAAATGCCCCCTTTGAAGGAATCCACATTAACCTTGTGCCCGCCCCGCTTGTTGGTGTTGTGCCCGTTGTGCCTGTGAACAAAATACTACCGTCTTGCACTGTGAAGTTAGCCGCTGGTGTAGCCGTTCCTATTCCAATCGAATCTGTCAAAGTAACCGGGTATAGTCTACCCCCTACTCTTGTCCAATAAGTCACGGCTCCTGTTCCGGCATCTATGGAATCCATTATCTGAAACAAAGGAACGGCATCGTATTGGCCTGTGGCTGTGTCCAGTTTTATGATTCTGTTCGTGTCCATATCGACCACACCACGGAACGAACCGCCGCCTCTGATTTTCAGTGTATCGCCTGATACTGCTCTTTGTGAGTATCCGATAACGGATAGTAAAACGAATAATATTAATAATATCTTTTTCATTATTCAGTGAATTTAATTGTTTGAATGTATAAATCAATAGTCCCGCCTGACACATCGTAGTAAATTGTCCAAGCCCCGGAAGTGGTTGGAGCATATCGCATATTTTCAGTGAGCGGTGGAGTTGTGTTTGTGATCTCTTGTGATTCAAATATCCCCTCAGCTCCCACAGTTTCACCGATTTTCAAAATAGGTGTACCGGTTAATTTTTTAGCAATTATCTGGGTGATCCCGTAACCGCTCGTGACAGAGAAAGTACCCGCCCCGGTAGCTCCCTCTGCTACTTTATTCATTATGTAGTTTGTCATATCTGCATCGTTATACCCGACATCGTCTGTATCCAGACCCTCGGAGGTTAATAGTGTCAAAGTCGCTGTTAATTGTGTGAACCCGCCTAGCATATCAATTTTAGGGTAATCCTCAACCGTATAAGGCACTTCATTGATTTGAAAATAATCATGTTGCATCGCTAAGGTTATGATTTCGGCTAACTGCCTTGGTATCCGTTCGGTTTCCAAAGTAAGTTTTCTGTAATAATTCGCCTTAATCTTTTCCTTTTGCTCTTGGTTATCGTAAACGGTTGCTTCGCCGCTGGGTTCGTAGTTTACCAATTCAGCTTTAATAAGAATAAAATTTACGTTTGATTCTGACAAGGCAGTGGTATAGTCGAACTGAAAAGTATTGGTATTCGGGTCATCGCTCGACCATTCCATCTTTGTGTATGAGCCGTCATCTTCAACTACTTCAATAGTTTCTGATGTGTGTTTAACCGCCCCACTTTCTGAAACCGTTAAGTAAAACTCTTCTAAAGTAGTGTAAGCAATTAGATACTCATAAATTTTGTGGTACCCGGTGTAGGTTGAAGTCGTTGTAGGTGATATGGGAGTACCTACTCCGTTGACATACTTCGTTACTACAACGACTGCCGTTAACCCTGCTTTTAATTGTAGCAAAGATGGGTCTCCGTCTTTAAATACAGTCTGTTTATAACACCCCCCTTTCTTAGTACTCCAAACCTCATCCCCCCAAAGTTGATTATCAAACGAGTTCATTAACCCGTCTACTTTTGCAAACCTGATCCCGTTCGCTTTGCTGATTATTATTTCTGTTGTCTGCATTATGTAGCTGTTGTAAATGTGACATCTTGACCGTAGCCTGTACCCAAAGAATTAGACTGATAAGCCCTTACATGATATAAAGTCCCGGGTGTAAGTCCCAACATTGTAGAAACAAAGTACCCAACTTCGCCGCCTGTCTCAACTGTATGATCACCTGCTATTGTGGGGTTCTCTGTTAACCCGTAGCACATACCGTAGAACGTCCCTGCAAGCCCGCCCATGTCAGAGACTAAGCCCCGGCCTTGAGCGTAGGTATCATAAATATAAGCCACGGGCTCTGTAGTCAGTGTCGGGATCGCTGTCAATTTAGCACGTAGAAGTTCCATGTCTGCCATCATGTCTTTATTCTTTACCTTTAAACTTAAAATCCATCCACTCTCACTATCTGAAATTTTAATCAAACCGTTTGGATTAGCGTCAATCGCTCCTAATTGTGCAACTGTTAACGGTGCTTTTATTACAAATTTCTCATTGTACCACTTTGGAGAAGTCAAGTCATCTGCTAAAATATTACTATTCTCTGTTACTGTTTTGGTTTCAGTTGTGAGACGTGATTCCAATGTTGTGTTTTTGTCTGAATTTTGCCATAAAAGTATGGAGTTTAAAACGTGCCATAACCCGGCTTTGATTTCAGCTCCCCAACGTAGAAAGTTCCTAAGCGGCGAATATCTGACATTAAAAGAACTGGCAGCATATACAGAACCACCGATATAATCAAAACCCTCATCCGTTCTGGCTGTAAAGTGATCGCCGTCCCGGAAGGTGTCAACCAAGAAAATATCATTGTCGCCTTTCACGTCCTTTGTAGAATCATAATCAGCAGCCGAAGAAGCATTAAGAATTAACCTCATGCCTTGACCATCAGCCCTGTACTTTGCTATTTTCTTGAAAGTATTAAAGACTGATTTTATTATAGTTGTCCAGCTCGATGATGTATTGAACTCCGACAGTCCATAATTTTCTAAGTATTCATATTTATTAAAGCCAACGTTTGCCGAATTGTAGAACATATCCGCAATGACTTGTTTTTCTATGTTTTCCGATCTTAATTGCGAACTTATATCAACTACCACGGTCTCATCAAAAAAGTAGTCTAACTCCTCAATTCTGAATTTATCAACACCTCCTATCTGTTCAAACCCGGCTCCTAACCTGAATATCGAACTAAGTGATTCAAATACTTCGACTAACTTTAAAGGCAATGTTTTATCCAGTTGAAAGTTAATTAACCGCATAAATATACCCTTTGTGATATACCCGGTTTCCCCGTCTGCATCGTAGATAGTAAGTGGGGTATCTGTTCTGCCTAAGAATTCAGAGTAGAACGGATTTGTGTTTCCTGTAATAAGTTGAGTAAGTCTTAAAAATGCTTCATAATAAGGCAACCCGGTTGTTGTCCATTCTGGATTACCTGTGAATACTTCATTACATGTTACCGATATGGTATCATAAGAAAATTTTTCCGTAGTTGTTGAAATAGTAGATTGAAGTATAAGTGATTGTCCTGGCTGCAATGTGTATTCTACCGACTTCGAATAGCTAAATGTTAACTCTGTCACCGCTGATCCGATCTTCTGTCCTATCCCAATTCTGACTACCTCAACCTCATCGCTATCGATTACTACTAAATTAGTATCTATTGAAGCATCAAATGCCGCCCCACTTCCAACAAAACTACCTGATAAAGAAAAATCTAACGTTAATATTCTGGCTATCAAATTCTCTTTAAAAAAGGAACCTGTTTTTTTACCTACGTCCCCGGCAGCATAGGCAGGTGATTGTGATTCTGTAAAGTCAGAGGCCACTAAATCAATCGGTACAACGTGCTCTAAAATTGTAATAAATCCGGTTGCGTGCTCTGTATAGTTTGAAAGCCTGCTAATCGAAGTATCAGGAAATACAAAGGATTTGTTTGTAAAGTCTGCTATTGTAACGCCGTCAATTGAGGTTAATTTCAACACGTCCAGTTCGACCGAATCCCGGTTAACAATTTTCTCTTTGAAAGACGAATCAACTAACTTCACAGTTACACCCACCTCATCAATTACATAGGTGGTCATGTCTACCTTAGTCGGGGATGGGTAGGTCTCGTATGCAAGATAAGGTGACTTCCTTAGCTTTTGAACCGTTAACGTGACGTTTGCATCTATTCCCGTGTTCTCGTAAACATTATTTAAAAAGTTTTTACCCTCTTTATAGAAAGTCAAATCCAGTTCCGAACCTTTTCGCATTACAGAGCCATAAGTTTTATCTCGAGCGTATTCCGTTGAGGCATCCGCCCAACCATCCGGTGCATGGGTCAAAACTAAAATCCCTTCACTAGCCTCTGACAAAGTAAACTTAAAAGGCTTCTGGCCTCTGTTGTACGATCGCTGTTGGAGTGTCAGTCTACTTGTCATTTCTTATCCCTTTCAGCTTTCTATTGTACCAGATTTCTGAATAGTTGCCCCTTTTCTTAACTACTCTTTCAGTCTCAAAACTGTAATGTGTTTGATTTGAAAGTCCCCTTTCAATAGCTTTTTCAATCCGGCTATCAAATATAGCACCCCTTAATTCCGGGCTGTCATGTCCTGCGGTGTTCATTATACGCTCTGTCTGCTCGTTTGTGTAAATCTTTGCGCCGCCTAACCCGCTGGTGATTGTGGGTTTGTTGAACATTAACAGCTTCCCGGTTTTGGTTTCGGCTAACTCACGGCCTTTTTCACCAACTGAAATAACCCCGGCAGGGGCGTTTTGAGTTCCTTTAAAGAATTTAGGAATAGGGGTAGTAACGATTTTAGCCAACTGAAACGCTCCAATTGCAGCGGCCAAACCTGCTAAAATCTGTCCGGCTACTGGTCCGGCTGTGAGCATCGTAACAACGGCGGTTGCAATGTTAATGAGTGTTTTGTAAATAGCGGCTTCTTTATCAGCTTTGGCTTGTTTAACCTTTATTTGTTTTTCTTTTTCGGCAAACTTAGCATTTGCAGCGGCCTGTTTTTCTTTGTTGTCACCGGCTAATTGTAATTCATAATCCCTTTGCTGTTGGTTCTGTTCTGATTCCCTGTCAATACGTGCCTGATTCCCGGCCACTAATTCATCAGTAATCATTGCAAAGGCTTGTATTGCAGTTTGGGCTATCTCAGTTCTTTTTTCGGCTTCTGTTTTTGCTATCTCTGTTTTGAGTGCTTCAAATTGTTCAAACGTAATCAGATCACTTTCATACAACGAAATGGCCTCTTGCATTGATATTTCACTAGCTGCCAGCTGTTCATCATCAGCTTTCTTAGCTATCTCGATAATAGCCGCCGCCCTTTGTGCCGCTGCTTGTACTTTTGGATCGTCTGCAATATCGGGTACATTTGTTTCTTCTTCTAAAGTAAACACTTCCTTTTCAGCTTCTTTTGCAAGGTCTTGTTTGATCTTTAACTCTTTACTAAGTAATGTATTTGATTCGTTTTGAATTGTGTTTTTTTGGGACATAAGTCTAATACTTTTTTTTGACCCCTCTTCCCTTATGTTAATTAATTGTACCTCAATTTGGTTTAACTCGTCAAGTGTAGCCTGATCGCTATCCGCTTGTTTTGATTCTTTTAATTTTATATTATACTGTTTTTGTAAAATAGCTATCCTAGCCTCTTCAAGTTTTTTATTATTTTCAATAGCCCTGTTAATAGCATCCATTCTTATTTGGATTCCTTTTGCTGATTTATCTGTTTGATCGTTTGCTGTTACCCGATCTTCCGCAATCTTAGCCGTTAATTCAGCTTCTAAAAGATTAAACTTTCTTGTTTCTTTTATTAAAGCCAGTTTGCTCTTTTCTAACCCAACTTGTATTTTTGTTTTTTCAGCGACTTCATTATACACCGCTCCAATAGCTTCTGTTAATTTTCCGGTGGTATTCTCTACTCCCGTAATCATATCTATGTAAGCGTTTCCTGCATCCTTCGCCCCTTGTTTTATCTTGTCTCCGTCAAGTTCCCAAACCCCTTTAAGTATATCACCAAAAGCACTTATAAATCCTTTGAGTGCATTGATACGGTTAACAAAGTTTGTTTTAATACCTTCCCATAAATCTTTAACTGCTTTCTGCGGGTTCTCAAAAGCGCTCACTAAAGCACCCCCCAACTTACCCATCAAATCACCAAGCACTCCAAATAGAACTTTAAACGGTGCAAGTATCTCTTGTAACTTTGCAGCTCCTTCTTCTGTTCTTTTAAAGTATTGAATTAATGAAGTGACTGCCAAAACAAGAAATCCTATCCCCGTAGATGCTAAAGCAATCTTAAATATATTCATTGCTTTACTTCCTGTGTTTGTAGCTGTTGTAACCAAGTTTGTGGCGGTAGCTACTTTAGTAAGTGCTGGTGGCATGATACCTAATTGTGATAGTGCATTCTTTATGCCATCAGTGTACCCGCCAATCCCGATTTTTTGTTGCTCAAGTGCGCTCTTGTTAGGTTTTAATAGAGCGTTATTCTTGTCAATTTGTGCGTTTATTCTTTTTAAATCGGCCTCATAGTTTTTGTCTGTCTCGATTAGTTTCTTTCTTTCTGCTATTAATTTCTTAACCTCATTTTCAAGTCGTTGCTCTGTACCAAGTTGCTTATTCTCTTCATTAACGAGCTGAGTAATTCTATCCTTTTGCTCTTTTGTCGCCTGTGTTGCTTTGATTTTAGCCTTTACAATAGCATCAGTATTGGCGTTTAACTTAGTTTCAATATCAGTTAGCTTCTTTTGTTCTTCAGCTAATAGTTTGGCGTTGTCCTTAACTGTTTTTTCATGGTCGGCCAATTGCTTAAATGTAATACCCCCTTTGTTTAACGCCTCTGTCAAGCTGACAAGAGTAGTAATAAATTTCTTTACATTGTCGTCAAGAGCAATTATACCAGTATCAACCGCCTTAATGGTCGTTATATTTCCTTTGTCAAGAATGTCATTAATTTCAGCCATGTTGATACTTATTATTTAAAATCTCTATCTGTTTAGCCTTTTGGTTCGCCCTGTCCATCAGGTTAAAAAATTCGTTCATTGTCATTTCCGGGTTATACTCCCATTCCATTAACTCAAATACCCTATAAATAAATATCATGATCGGAATAGGATCGCTTTCATTCACGTTGTCGGGGAATCTTTGTGAATGTTTATCAACCCTCCTTTGTAGTTCTTTTTCAACGGCCTGTAAATCCTCCAATCCTTTTACCCTGATCTCTGTCATTTGCTCTACCATGTCAATGTACTCGATCAGGTTTGTTTTCTTTTCTTTAGTTACACCCCATTGATCGTTGGCTGGTTTTAATTTGATTAGGTTGTAAATTGCATAGTATAAAGCCTCCAAGGTCATTACCTTATTTAGACTTAATATACGTGCTGTATCGGTTATTAATTTTTTACTTTCACCATCGTTTAACCTAATTGATATTTGATTTATAACGCTATCCGTATCAAACCATTTCACCGGGAACACATTCCACCACCGCCTCAAAATATTAAGGTCGCCCGTCTGGTCAAGTTCACCAAACTGCCTGATTGTGAGGGTGTGGATTGTGTGGATCATTTCTTGTACCTTTTCAAAAGTTCATCAAACATTCGTATGAAGTCCAGATAGTTCATCACTTCTCCGGTTTCTTTATACCGTTCGTATGTCTCAATCAATTCGTTTAATTCTTTGTCGCTCATAATACCTGACTTTTATACTCTTTTGCAAGTAGTGGTGTTGTGATTGCGTAGGCTTTTGGTCTATCGTTAATACCAATACCCATCAATTTAGGACCATATTTTCTGTTTAATTTAAACATATACGGTACCGTACTTTCAATAAAATACTCTTTACCCCTTACAATTAAATCGGTATTGTTATCTAAATCACCTGTTAACAATAAGTTGATTTTCCCGCTTCCAAAAGATGAGGGATAAAACTGACTTTTCCATGCAGCATAACCAGGTGAAAGTGCGGACTGATTAGTAAATAGGTTTGTTATCGGTTTACCGTCCGTTAGTTCTGACCTTCTTAATCTATCCTTATTAAGCTTCTCTAAGTCCTCATTGAAGTTCACAATCTTTTCAATTGTAGCTGGTAGATTAGCCACAAAAGCATTAGACCGTTTTCTAAATTCAGATAGTGTCATGTGATTAATTAAAAAAAGGCGGGCAACTTTACCCGCCCTTTCTGGTTTAACTTATTTGCCCTTTTTTGGCTTCTCATCCGGTAGTTTCCCCCCGGCTTGTAAGTATCGCTCTTCGGCGGTGAGGTTGTCATGTTTCAAAAACGTTGAGTGGTATTTCTCAAAGTCCTTGAATTTTAATGCTACGATCTTTCGATCTATAATAATTTTAGCATCCATTATTAAACCCCGTCAACCACGAGCGGATTAGTTATGTAAGTGGCAAAAGTTGAAGCCAACAAATGACCTTGAACCTTTACCCAGTCCCCGGCTGCAAGTGCTTCTGGTGTGGCGTTCTTTGTGATTGCCAAAGAGTAAACACCAAGACCAGAATCGGTGGCTGTTACGGCCGCTGTCGATACATTGGAATCCAGAACAGCCCATGTGGTTAACCCGGCCAGTCCGGTTATAGCACCTCTTAAGTGTGCCTTTGTGGCAATCGCCCCGGCTGTTGGAGTACCATATACTCCGGTGGCGTCAAGGTCAAGACCTATCGGGGTAACGTCCTCAATGTCGGAATAACTGAATGTCATCGGCATCACTTTCATGTTTAAGAACTCGGTAACGTTCTTAAAAAATAAATGTATCGGATGCGCTTCGTTGGGAGTTCCGAATACTGGCAAATCTACCTGTGAGTAAATTTCAGCCCGGAAGCCTTTATAGGTTCCGTTTCCGGTTTCGGTCAAAATTCTTTTGTTGTCTTTGGTGAAAAATTCCACCTCAACAATTGAATTGTTGTTAAGCCATAAAGCCTGGTAATCCTCAAAGGCACGATCTAAAGAGACCGACCCGGAAGGGATGGAGCTATCAAATACCCCCTTTGTGCCTAAAGCATTGGTTTCAACTTTTGGTGCATCTGTTGAAGATGTGTAACCTGTGATAGGCAGATAGATAGATACTATTCCGGCTGCCAAGGCTACTCCTGTTTTTGTTTTCGCTAACGTTAACAACTCAGCGGCGGTGTACGAAGTACCCTTCACTGAGATTAACACTGCGGCGGCCTGCTCAAGTCTGCTATTGCATTCCGAAAGGCCGGATGCGGTCAATGTGCCGCAAGATACTGAACTCATTTTTTTAGTTTTTTAGTTTATAAATTATTTCCTCTTTCAGATTGGGCAGACTTGATTCAGGCACTACCTCTAAATTGCCACTTTTGTTCTCGATTATCGCAAACCTTTGAGCATTGTCTTTAAAAAGGCTTTGAACCGATCTTATCAAATGATTCAATGTGGATTTATCGTGACACATCAGCAATTAGTTACGATTTGTAAATTCAGCCCTTTGATAATAACAGCGTCCAAAGCATCATTTCCAATATTCCCACTGTTACCAAAAGCATCTTCTTTGCCATAATAAAGCCTATCAATTTTCGTATGCTGAAAATTATTATTGCTAAAAACATACCTAGACCTTTTAATTTGCCTGATAACCTCGTTGTAAAGTGGGATCAAAGTAGGTGTAAAAGTATTCGTGTACCTTTCGCCTGCCTTATAATCCCGTGAGGTTTCGGTCATAATTACAATGGTAACGTTATTAACGATAACCCTCGTATCATTCGTGTCCTCTTCAAAGTCTTGAAACAAAGCAATGAGAGGGTATTTGCTGTATTTGAAAGTTTCCGATTGTGATTTTTCGACCAACGTGTTAAATATTTCTAAAGGGTGACCATATAGGAAGTACCCACTACCAATTTCGGCAATGGCTTTGTCTGCAATGTCCTTTATAATATCTACGAATGTCATAAATCAAAACTGTTAACGTTTCCAATTTCCTCAAATACCCACTCTGGATAAGTAGATTGATACGTCATTAAAAAGTTATAAGCCGAAGGTTCAAGAGCGTATTGTCCCGGATAGCCATAAAGTTCCTCCAACCTGTTCCATGCCTCTGTAACTGACATCACGGGTGAGGCGTTCTTTACGTTTTCTCCGGTGGACTGCATCGCTCCTGTGGTCTGCAAAATGACAGACTTATTTCGCACGTAGAAATAGTAAACATAATAGGCTATCAATGAAACTTTGTTTGTGTTTGATAACCCGTCCCATTTTACCGTATAGTCACCTACTGTGTACTCCTTACCCTCAACTAAATCTTTGATACGTTGTGGTGAGGTTGATACGCTGTAAGCGTTTACCAGTTTCCAAATATCATAACCCAACAATCTTAATAACACCTCTTTTTCATACTTGGTGATATAAGCGGTTAGGTCTGAATACGTGGAATCAGGTATGTTTATCTCTTGAACGAAATATGTCTTGTCAATCAGGCTCATTTTTTACTCTTTTTTTCCGTTGGATATTCAGCGACTCCGATCTTTATAAAAAGCTCACAAACATCTTCTGTAAAAGAATAGGTCTGCCCCTTAACTTTGCCGTGGTAATCAACCAAAAAGATTATTTCCTTCATGATTAATCCTTTCGGAATGAATAATAAGCCTTTGCACAACTGGTCTCTGTCCCTGCCGTGGTCAACAACACTTTAGCATAACTATAATTAAAGTGTGTTGCATGAAGCCAAATTGATCCATTCGCTGTCAGTGCTGCCGTGATAGAATCTCCGGTGTCGATATATGTAACTCCATCATTCGACCCAAGAAAAGTAAGTGTTCCAGTAGATGCACCTGATAGCTCGTTGAATACTACCTGAACTCTTATATCCATTACCTTGTCAGATTTAACCCTGATTAAAGCGTCCAATGTTTGTCCATCTGTCAAAGTATCAGAGTTGTTCCAGAACGTACCGCTAGCATCGCCTGATGTAGTCATGCTGTGGCTGTAGTCAGATTGTGCCATACCGATCATCCCGACCAGCAAAATGGCTAATAGTGTGATAAACTTTTTCATGATTTATGCTCCTACAGTTAATGTTTGAATGGCTGTTGTGATGTCAGTACATTTCAAGAAAGCGTCTACTTCTGCATTCCTGATCAATAATGAGCATTCCATGTTGGCCAGAACTGTAAGAATGCGTTTCGAGAAGTCCCCGGTAAGGTTGTAACCTACTTCGATCTCAACGTTTCCTGTGTCGTATAGACGTGCTTTTGTGGAGTCACCCAGTACAAGGGTGTTAGCGGTTACTGAATTGGCTTCAATAACTTCGATGGTTTCAATTTTTCCGTTAACCATCAAAGGCAAATAAATACCTAAATCAGATTTGTATGATTTCAATTGCAGGGCATCGTAAGGATTTAACCATACTTTATCCACATTGTATTTAGATGCCTTCATGATTTGTGCAGCCATCGAAAGGATTAAATCCCTTAAGTTTGCGTCTTTAGGTTGAAAACCACCAGCGGCGATAAATACTGCAACATCAAAAGCAGTTGACCGGGTATAAATACCACCGATCTGCGGGGCTGTTCCGGTTCCTGTGTAGCAATAACCGTCAAGTGCGACACGAATATCGTCCGTTAACAGCATTTTGATTTCGTTTTCCAGCTGGCTGATATGTTTCAAAGCCTCTCTGTGAACAGGAACCATTGCGCTGATATTGTCAACAGTTTCGCTGTAGCCTGTCCAGGCATATACGGCCTCACCTGCTGCTGATCCATCGGAACGAGCGGCTGCACCACTTGTGCGGGTTGTCATGTCAGTCCAATAGATAACGCCGTGGTCGTCTGCTGTCAATACGAACTTATTCAGCGAGGGAGCAATGGCATTCTTTTGGCTCTGGATAACAGCCCAATCAGATAGAAACATACCAACCGGGTCACTCGTGATCGAAGATAATCCAATTGTGGTTTTGTTCACGGTAAATTTATGTGAACCTCCATCAGTAATCTTTTGCAAAATTGCAGGGTGCTCTTTTACCAAAATTTCTTTAATGGTAGTTTTTTCACCTTGTGGGGTTTTGAGTTTCAGCATTTCAAGACCTTGTTTTTCGACTGAGGTCTTTAATTCCGCAAACTCCGTTTTCATGTCAAGCATTTTGAGTTTATCCTCCAATGCTGACATTTGTGTCTTCATCTCATCAGCAGTGATAAACCCTAGTGTATTTTTGAAGGCGTCCAGTTCTTCTTTTAAGGCCGCTTTCATTTCTTCGTTTGTCATTTTAATAGTTGTTTAATTAATACTTTGAACTCTTCTATTGTCGGCTCTTTTATCTGAGTGCTAGGCGGCTCTTCAAATTGAGTGGCTTTTGTGTTTAACATTCCGGTAGCATCGTTTGACCCTGCCAATACCATGCTTCCCTCTTTGTATATTTTTGCTTCTTCAACGCCGAAAAAGTACCCTAATTCGGTAGCTCTTTCTTTGTTGGCTATTTCGTTCACGTGTGAATCGTAGTACTGTTTGTTCGCTTTGTACTCACTTTCTTTGCTGTCGATTGCCATTGTGATTTTCACATATTGCATCCGCACTGAATTTTCAACGGGCTGGCTTTCTTCAATAGCCTTTCGAGCGAAGTCATTCTTTAAGGCAGACAAAGGAATTTTATATACAAGTGCCTGAGTAGTTCCGGGATAGTCTTTGCCTACTGCTGACCAAGGTATATCCATTACAGAGGCTTCCACGTCTTTAGGCCATGCCACTACATCGGACACTTTTAGGCTGTGATCCAAAACATAATAAAGTTTTCCTTGTTGTTCCTGTAGTGTCTTATTCCAGATACCATCAAAATGAACATCATCATGTGAATCCATGTAACGGTTGGTATTGATGACCGGGTAAACATAATCAGGGTCTAAATCCTTTACACCCTTTGTTGCTTCTGTCTTTAGAGTAGTGAATATAACCGGATCGCTGTTCTTCATTGATGCCTTTTTTAAGGCAATGATATTACCTTCATTGGCCTTCAATGCTTTAAACATTTCTTCCTTTGTTTCAAACTCTTTATTTAATACGTTGCACTTCATTTCTTTATGCTTTCGTTATTAAGTCTTTTTTTTTCCTTTTCCTTCTTCAACTTCTCAATCTTTTTGATCTGATCTTTAGTTAGTGTCATATCCTGAATTTTTGTAGTTCGACCTTGTATTGATCTATTGTGATAGCTCCATCCGTCAGGGCTTTGCTAAGTGCATTAACCATCATCGTCAGGCTTGCTGATCGTTCCTTCACATTTTCAGAGAATACAGGTAAATAACTAAAATCAGCTACAACGTGCCAACTCTTGTTTTCTGTCTCTAAAAACATATTGATCGCCTGTATTTTTTCGTCTGCATCAGGTATGATAGTTTCTTCATAAAATTGTTTCTTTGCTTCTTTTAAATTAGCATAGGTAATACCTTTCTCTGAAGCCAATAGTTCATAAGGTACTCCGTAGGCATCACACAAACGCCCGGTGTCTTCTCTTACTTCGTTAAACAGACCCATGTTTGCGGCGTTTACGTTCATGTCTGCATACTTAACAGCCAGGTTAGTGATTATCGGAAACGCTCCCCGTGTTTGTAGTTTGGTTTGAACGTCTTGTTTCTCTTTGGGGTTCATTGGTACTGCCTGACCTATTGCATCACTTTGACCATTCGACAGTATCCCGACTGGCATTTTTAAGATAATGTTTCTTTTCTTGTATGCCTCCCTGATATTATTAATCGGGGCTTGCAGTGCTTTCATTTTAGACGTGCCCCTTAAAAACGTGTCACCTGTTACCCGGTTGTCATTCAAATGGATTAGGTTATCTTTTTCAAGTTCAATCTTTTTGCCGTTACCTAAATCGTAAAAGTACCGAACATAGTCGCTTTTTGATTCGTGAAAATACACGTCCTCTGACTTGTATTCTATCGTAACCTTTGAAGGGTCTAAAGTAAAAAGCCCTTTGAATGTTGATGACATCCCAAAGGGGCGAAGGAAATAAAGATATTCATTGCCCCAAATGTCCCGAAATAAATTAGATTGCTTCCACATCTCCGATTGAGACTGAAACCAATTAGGTAATCGTAATATTCTTACTAAGGATTCGTTGTTTGATTGCTCTTTACCTGTTCCCTTGCTTTGGATTGACAGCCTCCATGAACTCATCGCCCGTGCCCTGATGTTTAAGATAGCGTTTATTTCGGGTATCTCTGAGAACTGTTTGGCGTAGTCTCCACGTTTGAACGGGTCGCCTCCTTCACTCGAAGGAAACCAGTAAGTACCTCCATTTTCAACATTAAAACTGCTTGTAAATATCTTACTAAACCAACTCATTGCAAATTGTTTGCAACAAATATAAACTACTATATTAGTTTTTGATTGCTTGGTGTTGTGTTTATGTAAGTATTTGTTAAACGTTTAAAAACGGGTAACTTACAATATAGTATTTATGTCAATATAAATACTACTTTTTTACATTAAATCCTTTACATTGTTTCACCTCATCGGGATTAAAATACAGCTCCCATTCATTGTATTTTACAAAAGCTGTCCCTGATCGCCTCCACCTCCTGGCAGTTTCGGCATTAACACCGATCTTTTCTGCCGCAAATGTAGGGTAACAATTTACCCATGATTCTTTTGTGAGTGAGTTTATAAGTATCATTGTGATTGATTAAAGTACATAATTCCGTAACGAATAGCGGACAGTCCATCGGGCTCATGACCGTCTGGCTCTGGTATTATCTTTCCGTTTGCATCTACTTTCCTGAACCATTTTTCTATACCGTTTTTAATGTTTATCGAGAGGGGTGTTATAAATAGATTATAGCTGTTTACTTTAGCAATTCCCTCAACCGGGCTAATGTTCTTTTGAACTGCCAAAACATTATAACCGTACTTTCCCATGTCAAGAATAGATGCCCGCCCCGAAGTATCTCCGATTATAAGTTGGCCTTTTGGGAATTCTATTGCATCCATTTGATCCACTACTGACATCCTTTGCGCTCCTTCGATCTTTTCCGGCATTAGATTGTTCATGCAGAAGCGTTCATCAGCATATAGGTTAATCCCGTCAATGTATAAATCAACTAAAATAGTCGGGTCTGGGCTGCTGCCAAAGTCCATGCCTGAGTTGATTCTCCTGGCTGTGTCGGGTATCTCAGCAAACTTATAATTGTAAATCCTTCTTTCAGAATAAAAACCAGTTAAACCAAGCCCGTAGACACGGAACCATGATTCATTGTCCTTTCGTGAAAGTATGTAATCCCTTTCACTATCAGGGATCATTTCGTTATCCATATAAGTGACAATGATTTGCTCACTTATTGCATCCCCGTGTTTGTCTTTTAGCTTGGGTATTTCGGTATGTGCCCAAAACTCCCAATCAGGATTATAATCAATATAAACGTCCTCATGTGTTCGACCTATGTAGGTACTCGCAACCTCCCAGCCTATCTTATTACCCTCATTCAGGTAAAGAATATTCCTTCGTTTTGACTTCCCGGCGCTGCTTTTCGTGTCTGCAATGTATCTGAATTGAATAACCGAATTACCTATCTTTAAATCTGTTTCTGTTTTGTTGTACGCTTTATCCCAGTCCAGTTCAGGTATCTCATCACATATATTTTTAAAGTCAGATATTGCCCCGTCTTTGAGGTTTTTGTATGTGTCTGACATGACCGTGATTATACGCTGTTTCTCAATTGCTTTCTCAATTAGTATCAAGGCTATTGCTATATTTTTTCCAGCTCCCTGACCCCCTTGAATTACTTTGATCTTTTTGGTTAAGGCTTTTATTTTCTTGTATGTCGTTGTCAGACCAAGTATCATTCTTTTTGCTCGTTTGATACGTCAATCACACGTAGGGTGTATTCGTTTACATTTTTTGATTCGATTTTCTCGGCCGCATTATAACCCAGCATCTTGTTTAATTCGGTTATGGCCGCTTGCTTTGAATAGAGTTTGATCTTTACATACTCGGTATGGATTGTTGTATCATCATAATTTGTTACGACTGTCTTAGTTTCAATGCTTTCAATCGAATCCTTTTGATCTTGTGTAAGGCTTTCAAATTCGGTTAACTCAATCCAAGTGTTATGAAGATGAGCGATTGAAGAGAAAGCCAATTTTTGTAACTCTTTTACGTTTCGCAGCTTTGTGATTCCGGCTTCTTTTTCAATGTCATCCTTTATGTAGTTGATATATTGCTGAATGTACGGTTTTCTAATGTTTTCAGCACCAGTATTAAACGCTGTTTTATCGCTATATCCAGCCACCTTAGCAGACCTTGTGGCGTTCCAATCAACGATATAATTGTGACAAAATATCCGTTGTTTGTGAGTGAGCATCTTTTGAAGCTCTTTAAGTGTGTATATTTTATCCTGTTCAGTATTCATCCCGCAAAGATATGATATAAATCATGTTGTGTCAAGTTTGATTAAAAAACTCAGGTCATGATTTTTCGTGAATATTTCCGATTACTTTAATAGTTCTGTAAAGTGAAAATGGAATTAAACAATTGTTTTCATTTGTTAGTATAAATGCAGGAGCAGAATATATGACAATCATTTCAATAGTTTCGTTACAAAGCACTTTATCTCCCTCATAAATCTCAACGCCGTTTTTGTCTTTCAGCCCGGTGAATTGCATTACATCGATTTCTAATGATGGAGCAATAGTATCCGATAAATCAAAGTGGTGCATTGTTTTACCATCCCAAGCTCTAAATTTAATTTCTCTCATGGCTTTTATATTTAGTTTACAAATTATCAACCTCAATATCATTCCAACATTTCCCGTCTGTTGTGAATTTATTCTCTTGCAAATCGAACACGACCATGTCAGGAGCGTAGTTTTCAAAGTCAAACCACTTGGTTAAAAATGGCATGTCGGTTGGGGTTGTTATTAAATATCTCATTTGGTTCAATAGTTTAGAAATAAACATCTCCGTCATCATATACCTTTTTACCAGAATTGGCTTTTATATCCTGTTCCCTAGCCATTTTTATTGCAGCTTTTATAACACCCTTAGCAGTTTTAGATATTTCTATTAACTTATTTCTCTTATAAGCACGCTCCATTTTTTCCCTTAACTTAACAAGTAAGGTTTCATCGTCTTTCGGTGTGATTTCGTTTAACTTCCATGACACTAGTTTTAATAGTGTCTTGACTTCAATAGGTTTTAGTTTCATGATTTATACAGTTACTTCAATAATTAATCCGGTGAAAATCCGTTTACTTTTTCCATCCATCGCTTTCTCGAAATCAAAATCAGTTTGGATATTTATATCACAATAACCGACATCTTTAATAAATTCATCAATCAATACGGCTATTTTTTTCTCTAAAATGTCCGTCTTTTTTCTCAATTCAGTTGCTTCCATTATTTATACTTTTGATTATCAACAAATTTACATTAATCCCTTTTACAATTTTATGATTTATATCATTTTTCATGAAATATATTTTATGATATTTGTCATACTTTCATCTGGCTTACTAATTCTTTATACCTATCAATCATGATTTTAGCCTCAAAATCTGTAAACTTTGTGCTTTGCGATTTTTTCCAAAGTAGCTCCTCAATGATTCCTTGACCGTGAATCTTAATAAGGTTCAAAGAATAGGACGGTATATTGCCCTCATCGAAGCGGTTACAAGCCCTACACTGAGCGTTTACGTTCTTTTCATTATACCGGACGCTCATGTGTTTTCTGTTCACAAAATGACCTGCATCCATTTCCTTCCAATGGTGAACCTTACCACAGGATATACATTTGCAGTATCCATTTTCGGAATCTCTTAACCGGATATACTCCGAAAATACTTTATCCAGTTTGGCTATTAAAGTTTTATTCATTACCCTATCTCCCAATAACTTGCACCTAACCTTGTTAAAACTTCTTCACAATGTGCAAACGTCCATTTTTTATGACACTGATAAACTTTGCCTCTGTAGGTGTAAATCAAATGTCTAACATCTGGTTTTACTTTGTTGGTGTTATTCATATCACATAAAACTATAAACCTGTTCTCTTATTTCTTTTGGTTCGGTGTCTAATTGCTTCGCAATAACATCTAGTAATCTTGAAAACAACTCTTCAAATTTATCCTGATCCATGTTAGCGTAACTGATTGAGTCGGCAAAATAAACTGTTCCTCTGTCTGTAACCTCAGTGGTGAAAAAACCGGCTTTCATAGTTACTATTTTCCGGTAGTTATCGAAGCTATTGATTTTCTCCTGATTCTCAAATCCTAAGTTAAATAATGCCATTACTTTTTTATGAAATTCATAATAGCGTTCTTTTACGACTGTAAATTTCAGGGGAGTGTTCTTTTTAACCTTTCTCAAAACTTCGTGATCTGAATCATACAGCGGAATTATTTTGTTTTGATAGTCTATTTGTGCGTAAAATTCCATGACTAATACAATTTCATAACTTATCCTTTAAATCAATCCCTAGTTCCTCACAAACCGAATCAAATTTAGCTCTAAATTGCTTATCAGTAGCATAATAATCTCGGACAACTTTAGCACAATTATACACAGTAGTATGATGGCACTCAACCTGCCTCCCAATTTCCTTCAACGACCCTACCCCGCTCATCCATGCAATTGCTATTGAAGTCTGCCGGACAAGACAAAGGGGCCGCTTTCTGGACTTTAAAAAAACGTCCTCAAATTGAGTTCCAAATTTCTGCTGAACTACTCTGGTTATTTTAGTTAATTTTAAAATCATGTTATAATACATTTAAATAATCCCTAACAGCCTCCCAATATTTGTGAGTTGATTTCGTCTGGTCAATAAACCATGTTGGATTTGCTAAAAGAATTTCATCAACAGCAATTAAAGCGCATTTTTTCGCCATGTCGGAATCAATTTTTCCATGTACATAGTACATTTTATTTGCTAAATCTCTTGCTTTTTCTTGTGGTGTCATTTTTTAGTCGTTTAAAACGTTTTTGTTATTTATTTACATTATGTTATTGCTATCCGATTGACATATTTTAAACGTTTAGCCGTTTTTGATATTGTGGTTAGCGGCTAGTTGGCGGTAATGTTAAGAACGCCACACCACAGCAAATAAACCCGGACTTGTTTGTTCAACAAAAAGTTTAAACGCATCATATTTAACCGTTCCTTCTGATTTAAAAGGTTCGGTTTCATTTATCATTCTGATAAAAGAATGAGATTTAATTTCTATTTCTTTGAAAATAGCAATTAAAGCAGAATCAGTTTTTGCACTTCGCATTTTTGCAATTTGTTCTACTTCTAAAACCATTTGCCGAAAAGCATTAACTAAACGCCATTCAACTATTTCGGCTTGGTTTTCATTTAAAAATTGACTGAAATAATCTTTTGCTTTCACCTTGTTTTTGATTTTAATTTATTGATTAATAAAACACTACCGCCAACAATATGTATAAGCAAGCGGGAGGGAACATCTTACTTATATTACGGGTTCGTAGCATTGCCCGCCTGCTTATACATTTAACGTTATGCCCCACGCCTGAAAAAGTCTCCATCACATTTTCAATTTTAAAGTTACTCCATCACACTCATAAATCAAATAATTGAAAGACCTAGCAGCGTTACCAAACTGTTTAATTACTCCCTTACTGCCTACCACCTCAACAAACGGTAATAGTCTGGTGGTGTCGTTTAATGCTTTCATGTTAGCCATGTAAACATCATGAGGGCATGGAACTGTGATAGTTTTGGTTTCTTTATCGTAATTTACGGATGAAAATTTTATTGGTTCCATATTTTTAAATCTCTATCGTCTGGCACACGTTTAATTCTGCCATATCTCCAACCGTAGGCATCGCCATTATTTCAACATCCCCAACAGCAAAAACACAATTATGGTTCTCCTCAGTTTGATGTACCAGTCTAATATCTGACTGTAATTTTTCTGCTACAAAAAGGATTTCATTGATCCTATCAACATGAAATATACAGCGACCTATTTTAAAGAACTTACTACTGTCAAGTTCCTTTTTACCGTTTGGCGTTTCACTTTTTTTTAAGATTATTCCATGACCATCACAAACTGGGCATTCACCTTCTAACTCGTAAGATTCCCTTTTATAGTCAAATTCAAAAGTTACCTCACCGTCACCATAACAAGCACCACATTCCGCTTCTTCTACATCAAAACAATCTACCAATGGGAAATTACTTAGCTTTTCTTTTAATTCAGCAAGTGTAATTAGCTTATCCATATTAGCGGGAACAGGATAGATGTTTTTTACTTTTTCATTTGCATCGAAAAAGCATGAGCGGAATGGAACGGCTACTAATGAATATGCATTTGTAGCAATTGATTTTCCATTTGCGTTAGCTGGCTCACTCATCCATGA